GCTGGCAGATTGCTGCCCTTGACGCGAGCAAGGGCATCGCGAGCGTACGAGGCCAGGAACCAGGCCAGGTCTTTGGGGTCCGATAGCGGCGCGTTGTGCTGCATGGCCCGCATGAGATAGCCAGTGAAACGCTCACCGTGTTTGTCGGCCATGGCGCGGGGATGGGTGGCCTCGGCCCAGAATTCATCTTCACTGCCGGCCAGTTGGTATGCTTCCAGAAGGCTGGGCTTATTTGATCCGTCGCGGGCAACGAGCGTAAAATCCCGGTAGTTCGTCACGAGCACGAGGCCGTACTTTTGGCAGTATCGCGCCACCTGTTCGCTGGCGGCGATGTCAGCCACGCCATCGGCGGTGGACTTCACCTCCATAACGCCGCGTGAGGGCGCCTGCCCTTGCATGGGGTTGGGATCGTCCTTTTTGATCTGGTCGGGCGTGAACAGGCCGCCGTCGGGAATGCCGGCGCCGCGATTGGCAAGGTTGATGACGCAACGGACCTTCGGCTTGAGCGTTTTGCCGATCTCGTTGAGCAGCCGCTCCAGGCAGCCGTAATAGGAAGTCTCTGGGACCGCCGCCCCCGTCGAGTGGATGTCCCGCAGTTCCCGCAGATAGGTTTCCAGCGGATTCATACCACTTGTTCTACCGCAACTGGGGGCCACTTGCAATTAACCGCGTGCGGACTCGCACTAACTGGCAATCATCACCTTCCGAAGATCCAGCCCGCAGCACCAGCATTTATCTTTTGGCGGCAGTTTGCAGACTATCCTGAGCATCTTGAACAAATGAGTGTAGCCTCGCCGATAGACTTTCAAATGGCTGCCGCAGTTGGGGCAGTATTCAAGTCGATAGGAATGATGCGCGTGGGGTCGTCTTGTCGAAGCCATCCTTTTGTTCTCCAGCCGGTATGTGCATGTGCCCCAGTTCTTCGGCCAAAGAAAAGGAGCCCGCCGATTACTACCCCGGTGGAAGGCCCGTCACAGGCCTATGCGCGAGGATTCACCAACGGGCTCCATACCAGGAGCCCGCCAGCCGTTACCTCGCGCATGAGAAAATGTGACGGTTTTCCACCGAGGCAAACGTTTGGTCAGACTTCAAATCAAGTTGTCAGGGGCAATCTTACGGCAGGTCAAAGGAACCCGCAAGCGTTGAGCGGCGCCTATGCACGAGACATATTCCCGGAGCGGCGAGCAAGTTTTTTTGAAGCAAGGTCTATATGTGTAACAATCTGCAATGCCTGAGCCAAAATCTTCTTGAACGAACTCCAGGTCGTGTTAGAAGGCCTACAGACAACCAGAACACGCGACACGCCGGCTGATCCCCGGTGTGACGCGAAGAGATGCAAGGCCGTTTGGGGCCAAACTCCCGAGCGGCCTTTTCTTTTTGCTCGCGTGTGATGGTTGTCAAACAGCGGGATGGACTGGAGTGGCCCCAGCACGGCCTCATGAGCCGCCCGACGCCGGTTCGATTCCGGCTCCCGCCTTCGCCCTTGCGGGCTGCGGCGTGGCAAGCCCGCGGATAGAGGAAGGCAATGGCAGACGATTCGACCAATTCGACGCATGGCGGCCTTGGCGATGCGATCCGCGATAACGCAACCGGCCCGGCTAAGGTGACTGCCGACGGCATCATCGTCGAGCAGCACCGGCCCACCGACGTGATTGCCGCGGAGAAGTACGAGTTGGCGAAGGCAGCAATGCGGACTCGCAACTTTGGCCTGCGACGGGCGAGGATTATCCCCTCTGGAGCGACGGAAGGTTTTTGACAAGGAACCCGATGAAGTGGCCCTGGACAAAACGTGTTAAGGCGGCAGCCCGGACGGCGGTTCGGTTTGTGCGCGCGACGTTCGACTCCGCATACACGACATCCCAGAACCGGCGACACTGGGCTCACGCCGACTTCCTGTCGGCCAACGCAGCCGCCAGACCTGATGTGCGGCGCGTCCTGCGCGACCGGGCTCGCTACGAGGTGGCCAACAATTCTTATGCACGGGGCATCGTCCTGACGCTGGCCAATGACGTGATCGGGACGGGGCCACGGCTCCAGATGCTCCTGGGCGACGGCGAGAATGATGGCGGCAAGAACATGAACGGCCTCATTGAACGCGAATTCGCCGCCTGGTCAAAGGCGGCCGACCTGCCTGCCAAGCTCCGCACCATGCGAGAGACCCGAGCGCAGGACGGCGAGACGTTTGGCTTGCTGCACACCAATCCCCGCCTGGGCACGCCTGTGCAGCTTGACATGAAACTTATCGAGGCCGACCAGGTGACGACGCCGCTATTCTCCCTGCCGACGCCCACGTTCGTCGATGGCATAGTGCTCGATGAGTTTGGCAACCCCACGGCATATCACGTCCTGAACCAGCATCCGGGCGATTTTCTGCACACCATGCCGCTGAAGTACCGGATTATCCCGGCCACGAGCATGATCCACTGGTTCCGCAAGGATCGGCCCGGCCAGTCGCGGGGCCTGCCTGACATCCTGCCGGCCTTGCCGCTTTTTGCACAATTGCGAAGATACACCCTTGCGGTGATCTCGGCGGCGGAGTCGGCCGCCAATGTGGCCATCTTTATGAAGACGACGGCGCCGGCGGGCGGCGAGGCCGCCGAGGTCGATCCGATGACCACCATGGAGTTTGAGCCCAATATGGCCGTCTTTGGCCCCGAGGGCTGGGAACCGACGCAGATCAAGGCTGAGCAGCCATCCACCACCTACGATATGTTCAAGCGCGAGATCCTTAACGAGATCGCCCGCTGCCTGAACATGCCGTACAACATCGCCGCCTGCAACAGCGCGGGTTATAACTATTCGTCGGGGCGGCTGGATCATCAAACCTATTACAAGTCCATTCGCGTCGAGCAGGCCCACTGCGAACAGGTGGTCCTGGACCGCATCCTGGATGCCTGGATGGAAGAGGCCGTCAAGGTTTACGCAGAGCTGGAGGGCCTGGAAGACCCGGCTTCGCAAAGCTACGCCGGGGCAAGGTGGTCCCACCAATGGTTCTGGGATGGCCACGAGCATGTTGACCCCCAGAAGGAAGCCTCCGCCCAGGCACAGCGCCTGGCCAGCAATACCACCACGCTGGCGACCGAGTACGCAAAACAGGGCAAGGACTGGGAGACGGAGCTTCGCCAGCGGGCGAAGGAAGTGGCCCTGATGAATGAACTGGGGCTGCCGATCGAAGTCGCCAAGCCACAGCTTGAGCCCGCCCCGCCAACCGAGCAAGAAGACGAGCAAGAGACACGCAATGCCAAACCTGACCGAAAACCCAAAGCCGCCTGAACGGCTTGAACTCACCGCCGCGATGGTTTTTGACCTCGACCTCGCCGCCACCGGCGCCGAAGCGGGCAATGGGAGCGGCGCGCCCGCGCTGCCGCGCTTCAGCATGGTCGCCTACACGGGCGGGCTTATGAAGGTCGCGCAGTGGCGGTATCCGGTGGTCGTGGACTTTTCGGGCCTGTCCATTCCATCGCAGAACCGGCCCATCCGCATTGGCCACAACCCCGACCGGCTTGTGGGCCACTCCAGCAGTATCGCCATCGAATCGGGACGTCTGGTTGCCGCAGGCGTACTGAGTATCCCCGGGCCCGACACCGACAAGGTGGTGGCGGGCGCCCGCAACGGCTTCCCCTGGCAGGCTTCGATTGGCACGCGTGTGGAGAAGTTCGATTCCGTCAAGGAAGACCAGACCGTTCTGGTGAACGGCCGCCAATTCACTGGCCCTGTCACCGTCGTCCGGCGTTCCACGCTGGGCGAGATATCCTTCGTAGATTTAGGCGCCGATGGCAACACGAGCGCCAATGTTTTTGGCCAAAAAACGCCGGCCAAGGAGAACGACACCATGACGGACACCACTACCGCTAGAGAGACCACGCAAGATACGACCAGCGCCGCCCAGGCAGCGGCATCCGCCAGTGATGCGCCAGCGGCCCCGCCCATTGTGGCAGCCGCCGCGACCAGCGACGCCGGCGCGGTCGCCGACCCTGTAGCAGACATGCGTGCCCGCGCGGCCGCCGAGCAGGCGCGGATCGCCGCGGTGCAAAAGCTCTGTGGCGACGACCATCCCGACATCTGCGCCCAGGCTATCAAGGACGGCTGGGATGCCAAAGATACGGAACTGGCCATCCTGCGCGCTAAACGGCCCCAGGCGCCGCATGTCCACGTGCCGGACAACAATGTCACCGGCACGGTGCTGGAGGCGGCAGCGGCGCTGACGGCGCATATGGACGACATCGAGAAGGTCTACGACGAAAAGACCCTGGATATCGCGGCCAAGAACTTCCGGGGCGGCATCGGCCTTAAGGAACTGTTGCTCCAGGCTGCATGGGCCAACGGATACACCGGCCGCACCTTCCGCGATACCCGCGCCATCCTGAAGGCCGCGTTCTACGGCGAGCCCTATGCCGACCCATACGGCGACGTTCGCGGCGAGGGCGGCTTCTCGACGGTGGACATGTCGGGAATCCTGTCCAATCTGGCCAATAAGTTCCTCCTGAAGGGATTCTTCTCTGTGGAGCGAACCTGGCGGAATATCTGCGCCGTCCGCGCTGTAAGGGACTTCAAGACGGCCCACAGCTACCGTCTGATCGGCGTCGATCAGTACGAGCCTGTCGCCCCCGGCGGGGAACTCAAGCACGGAACCCTTGGCAACGAGAGCTACACCAACAAGGCGGACACTTACGGCCTCTTGCTCTCGGTCGATCGTCGGGACATCATCAATGATGATCTTGGCGCCATCACCACGATCCCCCAGAAACTGGGCCGTGGCTCTGGCCTCAAGATCAATGACGTGTTCTGGACGATCTTCCTGAACAACGCCACGTTCTTCACTGCGGCCGCCAACAATTACATCAGCGGCGTAAGCTCCGTCCTCTCAATTGACGGCCTCACCGCCGCCGAGACCATGTTTGTTGACCAGGTGGACGCCCAAGGCAAGCCCATCGGGATCATGCCGTCGATTATCCTGGTGCCCACGGGCCTCTCGGCGATGGCCACGCAGCTTTACAAGGCGCTGGAGATTCGCGACACCACGGCCGACACCAAGTACCCCGTCGCCAACCCCCATACCGGCAAGTTCCGCTCGGAAGTCAGCCGGTACATGGGCAACACCCTGTACACCGGCTCCAGCGCCGCCGCGTGGTATCTGCTGGCCGACCCCGAAGACCTGGCCCTGATCGAGGTCGCATTCCTCAATGGCCAGGAGTCTCCGACAATCGAGACTGCATTGGCAGATTTCGATACTTTAGGTATTAAGATGCGTGGATATCACGATTTTGGAGTCGCTTTACAGGACGGTCGCGCGGGGGTCAAGAACGCGGGCGCATAACGAACATTGTCCACCGATGGGCCGTTTTGTCAACGACAAACTTAGATAGGACTATTTAATCATGGCCAATTACGCACAGTATGTCCAGGACGGCGCCCAGGTTGACTACACCCCGGCGGCCGATACGCCCGCCGGGACCGTGGTGGCGCAGGCCAATCTCGTCGGCGTGACCAAGAAGCCCATTAAGGCAGGCCAGCTCGGCGCTCTTGCCGTCGAGGGCGTCTTCGCGTTCCCCAAATCGACTGCTGCCGGCAGCGGGATCGCGGTTGGCGCCACCGTCAACTGGGATCCGGTGAACTGCGTGGCCACCGCCGCCGCCAGCGGCGGCGCGCCGCCCGCGACGTACACGATGATCGGCAAGGTCGTCGCCACCGCCGCCGATGCCGCCACCACGGTGCTCGTGCGGCTGCACCAGTAAGGAACTTCGCCTTGGGCGACCTTTTGGAACATGCCGCCGGGTGGCTGGCCGGGATGCGGACGAAACACCTGTCCCGCACGGTGACTTATCAGAGCGGCGGTCAGCAGGTAAGGCTCGCGGCCACCGTCGGCAGCACGACGTTCGAGATCGCCAATGACTATGGCGTAGTGGAGCGGTGGGAGTCGCGCGACTATCTGATCAGGGCATCGGACCTGGTAGTGGGTGGCGCGGTCGCCCAGCCGCAACGTGGCGACACGATAACTGACGCCGGCGAGGTCTACGAGGTGATGGCGCCAGGCAAAGAGGATGCGTACAGGCCGTCGGACCATTACGGCCTGACGCTGCGGATTCACACGAAATTGACAGGGAGCGCATAGATGTGCCAAGGCAAGCAAAACGAGCAAGTCGAGCAAAACAAGCAATATGAGCAGGTGTGCAAAGGCGAGTTCGCTTCGATCCACGCGAAGCTCGACAAGCTGGATGAGGCGATTCGCGGCAACGGCAAGCCCGGCATCCAGCTTCGGCTGGACCGGCTGGAGACATCCCAGGCCACGCGGTCTCGCCTGTTGTGGTTGGTCGCTGGCGCCGCGGCGACCCTGGCGGTCGGGGCGATATGGAAGTTTGCAGCCGGAGGCTTTTGACAAGTGACCCGTAAATGGCTCAATTCGCAAGATGTAGAGGTGGATGCCGCCAGCGGCGCGCTCTTGGTGGAACTGCTGACGGATTCAAGCGGCGCCCTGCTGGTGAAGCTGCTTTCTGACGCAGCCGCGTCGCCGGGCACCCTGTCCGCCAGCGGCCTCTGCACGCCGGTCGCTGCGGGCACGCCTATGCAGCTTATACCCGCCTGGGCTACGGCGACGGTTTACGCGCCCGGCAATGTCCGGCTCGACACTGACAGCACCACCTGGGTTTGCCTGGTTGCCCACACCAGTGGGACCGGAACGTTTGGGGCCGACCGGGTGGCCCAGCCGACTTATTGGCAGCAGATCGTTAGCAGCAAATTCGTGTGGATCGGGGCGCCGGTGTCAGCGATGGGCGTGGCGCTCAATCAGCAGCCGGTCTTCATCGGCGCCTTCAACATAGCCAACGAGCCCAATATCCCGATCACAGTGGCGAATTTCGAGGGGATGCCGGTCTTCATATCTGACCCATCGAAGATATTCGTCCAGAGCGGACATGTGGGTGATGGCGTGGTTTTCAGGATTTTCGCATAGGTGAATAGTGGCCACTACTTATACAGCTATAGCCACGGGCAACTGGAGCGCATCGACCACCTGGTCGTCGGGCAACGTTCCCAACCCGGCAACTCTGGGCAGCACAGACAGCGTTGTCATCGGCAATTTCACCGTCACCTACGACCCCAGCGGCGGCGCCCTGACCTGGACGCTGGGCACGCTGAACATGAACGGTTCCACCGGCGGCGGGCTGATGGCAAACCGCGTATCAATGAGCGGGGGGGCCATCACCATCGGCAGCCACAGCGTTATTGCCTGGGGCGCGTTCAATCTGACCGGCGGCACGCTGACAGATAACCGCAGCGGCAACAACATGGCCAGCTTCGGGACGATCACCACCAGCGGCAACTGGGCGTGGTCGGTTGGGGGTTCGAGCACCGTTACCCTTCCATCCTGGGTCAACAATGGCGGAACCGGCACTTTGATGGGCACCGGGCAGATTACCGGTATCAGCGGCACATGGAGCGGACTGGTCGTCGGAAGCCCGATGGGTCTGACGTTCGTCGGCAACACAACCTTCGATTGTGCCATTGGAACTAACCCCGGCGGCTGGAGCTTCGCCAGTCCCAATATCGGTGTAACGATTGCGGCGGGCGTGACCTTCACGTGCGGATATTCCGTCTTGGCGAACGCCGGGGGCGGGAACTTTTTGACCAACTACGGGACGCTTACCCTGACTGGCTTCTTCAGCGCCTCTACAACTAACTTCAAGGTAAACAACTTCGGCACGCTTACGGTCGGGTCTTCCAGCGGTGTTGGCACGTTCAATATGCCAATCGACAATTACAAGGCGCTCAAGCTCTATCTGGGCAGCCCGATCACGACAGGCGTGAATTCCAAGTGGCGGATGCTACGCCGCGAGGCGACCTTCACCGACGCCAGCGGCAACGTGCTGGCCGACTCCAGCAGTATCTCGGGCTTCGCCAGATACAGGATTGGTGCCTGATGAGCCTACAGGACAGGATCAATGCGGGGCAGGCGCTCTTGACGCTGACGCGGGACTTGACCCCTGACGAGCAGGAGACGGTCAAGATCGGGGCGGCATCCGCCAACGCACAGGCGTCGATCCTGAATTTTGAGTGGTTGCTCCAGACGTACCCCGACGTGGCCGCTGACGTGGTTGCCGATTTTCAGCAGGACCCTTCCTACCAGGTCTTGATGCAGATTCTGGGAGGGTCGGGCCAGTGACGACCGCTAACGACATCGCGGCTGCCGTGGTAGCAGACATGAATGGCACCCCTGCGGGCACGTTTAGCCAGGCGTTCACCGCAGTGCAGGCTTACCAGCCCCAGTACGACCTGGGCGACATGAAGAACCTGCATGTGACCGCTGTATCCAAGGGCGTGACGGTGCAGCCCTTTGGCCGCGGCGCCTGCCAGTATGACTATGCGGTTGATGTGGCCGTGCAGCAGAAGTTGGTCGCTACCGACCCCGCCACGATCGCGCCGCTTATAAGCCTGACAAACCAGATCGCGGAGTTTTTCCGCCTACGACGATTGACCAATTACCCGGCCGCGATCTGGGCCAAGACGGAGTATCCGCACTTGTACTCGCAGGAGCATCTGGAGCAATTGCGGCAGTTTACCGGCGTCCTGACCCTGACATTCCGGGTGGTGGCATGAAGAAAGGCCGTAGACCGTAGGCCGTAGGCTGTAGGAAAAGCAATCTCGCTTCCTTTGCTGTTCCTTCAGCCTTCAGCCTACAGCCTGGAGTTCCAATGATCGACCTGAAGATCAAAGAGATGTTTTTCGACTCCAAGACGGTGATGAGCGCCGTCGATCGCGCCACGCGCGGCGTGCTGTCGAAGTTCGGTGCTTTTGTGCGGACCGCGGCGCAAAGCAGCATCCGTAAACGCAAGCGAGTCTCCGACCCCGGCAAGCCGCCGTCGTCGCACGTCGGCACACTCCGGCGACTGATATTCTTCGGCTATGAGCCCGCCAAGCGGTCGGTGGTGATCGGGCCAACGCCCTTTGGGGACGGCAAGGCACCGGAGCTTCTGGAGCAGCAGCACGTCGCCGACACCACGATGCGCACGCGGATCAAGGTCACGCGGCGCGGCAAGGTGCAAACTGTCTCGGCGACCTACAAGTCCAGGCCGTTCATGGGGCCGGCGCTGGAACAGGAAAAGCCCAAGCTGCCGTCCATGTGGGCAAACTCGGTGAGGCCATAGTCATGATTGTCTTTGGAATTGAAGGACACGCATATCTTAATTCTACGCCCGACAGCGCGATCGGCGCGGCCGGGTGGATTGACCTTACCATCGTTCGCAACGTCAGCGTCGCCCGAGAGATGAAGGAAGTGGATGTCACAACCCGCGCCAGCCTCTACGAACTGACCGACATGCGGCTGACCAACGCGGTCATTCAACTGGAATTGCCCCTGGACCCACTGGACGCCGGCTACCAGGCTTTGGAGACGGCATACGTGAACAAGGCTTCCGTCAGCCTGGCCGTGCTGTCGGGCGCGATCACCGCCTATGGCTCCCGCGGGCCGGTGGGGACATTCAACATTACCGCCTTTGATCGGGAAGAGAATCTTGACGGCGCGATAATGATGAAGGCAACGGCCAAGCCCCTGCGAAACATCTGTGAATACGTAGCGTTGCCCGCTGCTCCCACGGGCGTATCCGCCGCCCTGGTCGGTGGGTGCATCGACGTTTACGAAACCCCCAACGCTAACCACGATGGCGTCCGCCTGTATTACTCGACCGACGACGGGAACACCTGGACGCTCTACACCTTGCAAGCCAGCGCCGGGAACAACTGGATCCGATTGATGAAGACGGACGGCTCGGGCGCATCGGCGCTAGGACCTGGAACCTATGTCTTCCGCCTTACCAGTGCAGGGCAAGTCGGCAATGCCGTATTTGAGTCCGTGCCCACGGCGCCAACGAATTCCGTCACGCTTAGCTAACTGGAGAATAAACATGACCATTAGATTCGGCGTAGAAGGCAAACTTTACTACTGTACCGCCGGCATAGGCGGCACGCCCGCCTGGGTGCTCTACAAGGGCGTCAAGAACGTCACGAACCCCAACTCGCTGAAGGAAGTGGATGTCACCACTCGCGCCAGCGCCAATTACGAGGCGACCGACGGCAGGATCAAGCAGACGCACCTGGAGTTTGAAGCGCCCCTTGACCCGGCAGACCCCAATTACATCGCCTTTGAAACGGCGTACATCAATAACAGCATCATCGGCATTGCCGACATGACCGGCGCCAGCGGGGATATTGACACGACCACGCCCCCGACGATGGGCTCTACCAGCCGGGGCCTGTGGGCGGACTGCAAGGTGACGCAGTTTGACCGCGACGAAACCATTGAAGGTGCCATGGTCATCAAGGTCACGGTCAAGCCGACCTCCAGCGCCAACACGCCGCTCTTCAAGATAATGCCATAGTAGTGGTCAGTGAACAGTGCTCAGTGGACAGTGCCCGTGGTCGCGAGGGCGTGGTCCCGGAGCGAAGGATTTGTCGGCTATCAAGAATACTGACCACTGGCCACTGACCACGGACCACTCTTATAGGAGTTTGCCAATGCGAACATTTTCCGACAATGCGGGAAGAACATGGACGGTGACAGTAAATGTTGACGCCTTCAAGCGGGTAAAGACCCTCTTGGGCGTCAACTTGATGGAGGCGGTCGAGGGCAAGTTGCTTGAGCGGCTTGTCGCCGACCCGATCCTGCTGTGCGACGTGATCTACGTCGTCTGCAAGCCCCAGGCCGATACCGCAAGCGTCACCGATGTCCAATTTGGCCAGGCGATGGGCGGGGATGCGATCGAGCTGGCCACGACCGCGCTTTTGGAGGAGTTGTGCGATTTTTTCCCGCAAGGCCGCCGGGTGCTGCTGCGGAAGGCCCTGGAGAAACTCCAGAGGTTCCAGACGCTGGCGTACAAGACGGCCGGGGAGAGGCTCGACAGCCCGGAGATGGAGAAAAAGCTCCGGGCGATCCTGGACATATCTACGGATTCTGCTTTGAACTCGGCGGAATCATCGGGATCGATCCAGGCCCCTACACCCTCCGCGAATTGATGTGGATGGCCCAGGCTGCAAGCAAGGATGCCTGGTCCCGGACGAGTGCGACGCTGGCGATGCTGGCGAATGTGAACCGCGATCCCAAGAAGCACAAGCAGCCGTTCATGCCAAAGGATTTTGACCCATGGACGGCGCCGCCCGCCAAACCGCAAAAGCCAACTGTAATGACGAAGGTCAGTACGTGTGTACTGACCAGGATTCTTTTGGAGACCCCGCAAGGAAAGGAGTCTTTCACATGAAAGGCATGAAACGAGCAGCAGTCCTGGTGATCGTGCTGGTTCTGTGCATCGCAGGGTGCGATGTCTATACCAGCCAAACCGTGGCCACGTTTGACATGAACGCCGCGTCGGCGCGCAACACGGCCGACGCCGCAAACGCCGGCCAGACCTCCCAGCCGGCGATGGCCTACCAGTTGGAGTGCTTCGCGGAAACATTCCAGAACCTCT